CATTTCTGTGCCGAAGCTGTACTCACGATTTCTATAGGCCTGCTCCCGACGCCTACGCATGCCGATTCGCCAAGCTCGGACCCGGTCCGTCACGCCATCGAGCTTTAACTTTTCCAGCTTGAACCCCTGATCGCCTGGTAGCAGACACTTCACTGTCATTGACGCCCAGGTCTCCGCATCGATGTACTCGACTTCCACCCCATCCGGGTCCATAGGCTTGCGAGGACTCACGCTTTCACGCAACGGCTTGGTCATATTCAACGGTGAGTAGCTTTGCTCGAACTGCGTGCGCACATCATCGCGGACTGGACGGATCAGGCCATGCGACACCGTCAATTCAGAGAACCCGGCCCGGAAAGCAAGTTTCAGGGCATCTTGAGCCGTTGTGAGGTCATACACATGATCAAGCGTTTCACCTCGGGCCTTCCAGACTGCATCCAATCTTCGCAGCTCGTCGGCATCCAGATTCAGGTCTGAGTAGCCAATTGAGCTGGTGATATAGCGAGCAAATGCAGAGATGTCCCGTGTCGGCTGTGGCGCTGACCAGGTGCCGTCGCTTTGTAGTACTGGCAGCATCCGCGTCGCCACCACGTTGATCTGGTTTTCCGATTGTGCGCCCAGCCGCCCGCCGACTCGCAGCCAAGCTGCCATCGTGGTCCAGCGCGGGTAGCTTGTTCGCGTCCGCAGACGGCTTTTCAGGCCATACCACTGGATCGTGTCTTTGACCTGCGTGGACGTGGCGCTGGCACCCACCCGCCGAACCCGAACAGCCGGTCGCATTTGCGGGACACTGATCGACTCGGTAATCCCGATTTGGTCCAGCGTCCAGTTCTCATACCACTTGCTGATCGTCGTGCGTGGGCCGCCGTCAGCGTTCCGGTACTGAATTTCGATGCCCAGCCCTTGGGCGGTGACATCACCGTTGTCTCGTATGTACCCAAGCCCATTAGGAAAGAAGAAGTCGATCTCTATTGCGGTCGTCGTCTCTTTGCCAGGCGTGGCCACAAACTCGCTGCTCCACTCGCCATAAACCGTGCCGCCATTGAACGTCACTGTCGCTTCAGTGCTGGTCACTTGCGGGAAGCCAAGCCAAGTCGGATCGCTCTGGCCGTTGGGCTGCAAACGCCACACAACGATGTTGTCTGATGAGTATTGTTGGACAACATATCGGGGCGCAGGATTGCGCTGGAAAACGAGTATTTGCTGGCCGAGTGGAACGAAATTCACCCAACTGACTGGATCTTCTGGATTCTCGCGCGGAATAGTCAATTCAATCCAACCGTCGCCATTTTCGTCCAGGTCCATGGAGCCGACGACAACGTTGTAGCGTTGCCCAGAATACTCCATCGTCAGAGCCACGCTTTCAAGCCCGCCAATCGGCATTAAGTGTTTAAAAGCTCCGGTGAAGCGGTTGCGCTGTGGACGAAGTGGCGGGCTTTCCCGCGACACCTCAAATTGCTGCGGAAAGCGAATGTTGACCAATGTTCCAGCCCCCCAGCCTGGGGGAAATTCACTCTCGGAAGAACGCCAGATATAGCTGCCATCAAACGAATAGCTTGCAGGCTGCGTGTTCTCCCGGTTTGCCATCTCCGTGGACATTTCCAGACCTGCCGTGCCCGAAGATGTACCGCCGACCGCCGGCACTGTGTGCCAATGCTCGTGTGTAGATGTTCCCGACAGATCTGCCCCGGGGCCGTAGATAGCATAGGAGCCGTCCGCACCCAAAGCAGAAAACGGCGTATCCCCTACTTTCACGTCTGCGTCATGTATCTGATACTGGCCGGGCCCGATGCATGCGTGGAACTCCAGCCACTGCTCGCGCCAGTTCACGAAACGACGGCGCGGTGGCGTCAGATAATCAGGGAAGCGACGGAACCGGCCGGCCAGCTCGGGCACGACATCGCCCAGCTTGGGCTGATTGGCCTTTGCTGAAGTTGTTTCGAGCCGCTGTCCTTGCTCTGGAGAACCGTAACTCTGGCTGCCACTCTTTGGCATCAACCAGCCGAACGCAAAGTTAAAGACGCTCCCTAGAAGCTTTCCTAAGCCTGAGAAAACGCCACCGTACTGAATCGCCGTCATCACCACATCGTCGTCAGCGGCAAGATGAAAGTCAGCCCACTCAAGGATCGGTAGTGGTTTCCCATTGACCTTCACACACGACCGAGGTAGTTCTGCCAACGTGTACGTCAACCCTCTTGACGCAAAAAAACCGGCTAAGGTGCCGGTCCATTCGTACGTCTCGCAAGGCTGCTCACACGTCCCGCTGAGATAGAATCTGATCGTCATAAAAAACAACCCGCGTGTAGCGAGCCTCAAAAGCGTTAATCTTGGTGAGCGTGGGGCCCGTAGCGACATCAGTCTCCAGCACCCAGAGTCTGCCGTCTGCTTCTACGACAAGCCCAACATGGACACAGAGCCGAGCGCGCCAGCCGGTGGCAATGACGCCAGACCTGGGCTGCACTTCTTTGAACCCGCCCTGCTCCCGCACTTTGCTGGCCGCCGTGGTCAGGCCTGCTTTATCATCCGGGTCCGTCTCCGAGTAGCTGGGCAGCATGGGCCTGCCGAACAGAGACACCCGCGCCAACCGTACTAGGCCCCAGCAGTCCAACTCCGGCATCGCCCGACCAAAAGGCACATACCGCGTGCACAGAAAGTCATTGATCGTCATAGATACTGAATCCCCGGTGCCGTCTCTGCCGTATAACGCTCTCGCGGCCAAGCGGTATTGAGCAAGTCGTAATAGCTGGCTTCGGCTACAAACGCACCATTCTCAAACCCACCACTTAGCACAGTCATGGCGTAAGGTCGCTCTGCCGGAGCCGCAATATCGCTAGCCAAGTACGTCCGACTTGTCAGTGTCACCATTTGCCCGGATTCGAGCATGGCATCCACAATAGGCCGAATGCGGTCATTGGCACCGGCAATACCAAACCGCAAAGTCTGCTGACCAGAGGCGTTACGCGAAGGCAGCGACAACTCTACGGCTGCCGCCTCAAACAACACAAGCTGGCCGTCCACTCCGAGCATTCGATCTTCATAGCCCTGAACGATCCGAACTGGCGTAACACCAGGCGCGGAAACCTCAAGCGTATAAAGCAGCATCGAATCGGTCGGAGCGCTTGCATACACAATCTCTAAAACACTCATGCTTCTGGCCACTCCCGGTTAAGTGCAATATCGATAATGCTCGCCCCTAGCACGAACTCGGGGAATTCGCCCCAGCCGACGGGCATAAGCGGACGCTCCCAAATTTCCAGAGTCGCGCTGACCCGCCACGCACGCATTCCGATCGGGTCAGGCCCGGTATACATCGAGACGAAACGGCATACATACTGGCCTTCACCGATAGGCGTTTTGAGTGGCGAGTTAAACCACTCAGCCCCATCTTGAATCGCATCACGGAACCATGCCTCAAACAACGCAGCCTGGTTATCGCTTCTGAAGATCCAGTTCACATTAACGGTGGAAGGGACCGAGCTAAACCGTCTACGTTGACGAGCTCGACCATCCTCCATCTGCGTTCGTTGAAAAGGCTGGGTGTGCCTGATTCCGTATCCGTCACGAACGGGCATAGGCAAGCCCACAGGGTAATTAATCTCTGTGTGAATCATCGTCCAAACCTTGTCACGTTATACGTCCCCTCGATCACACCAGCAGCTTCTGTACCAGAACGCACACTATTCACGAAAACGCTGAGAATGTAGCGTTCGTCTCTGAACTGGGACTCTACTTCGCCTGCCCGTTCGGGGTTTTCGTAGATATTCACGATCGGGGCCTTTCCTTGATCTTCACCCCCTTGCCCTTTGCTGGCATCAATACGGGATAACGTGGCATCCAATTTGGCACTGGTTTTTGACGTAACAACACGCTCGCCCTTTTCCAGCAGCCATGTCCCGGTCTGAGGGACAGAATCAATACCATCGTGGGCCATACCAGCCATAGCAGTCAGGCTGACAGCCGTTGCCAGCGGGGTAGCAACAGCCAATGCAGCCCCCATCGCAGCAGGTGCCGCAGCAGGGCCAACTACTGGAATCGCTGCAGTGCTAGCAAATGCAGCCAAGCCAGCCTGCAACGCCGTTGCGTGTGCATTGGCCGATAGCGCGAGTGCTCCTGATGCCTGGGTGCTCTTACCTACGAATAACTGAACAGCCTGGTAAGCCAGCCATTGAGCGGCCATCTGCCCCAGCGCATTGACTACAGAACGCAGCATGCCCTGTCCAAGTTTCTGCATCGCTTCGCCCAGATTTTCAGAATCGAAAACCATTGCTTCAACGGCACTGCCAAACCGGGTGCTCATGTTGTCGATCGTCGATCCAGCAAGCTCGTCAAAAGAAGATAGGCTTTTCTCGGCAGCAGCAAGATACCGAGACCAGTAATCGTCACCAGCCCCCAACAACGCTTCGTTGGTTTCTTCTTCCAACCGACGTAACAGCTCCGCCTTCTCCTCGGCTGTTTTAAGTGTGGTGCTAAGAATGAGCTCCTTGCGTCTTTCGTAAGACTCGCGGATCTGCTCTTCTTCAGTTTGAAGGCCCTCGATAACACCTTTGGCCTCGGCATTTACCCTTTCCTGCTCTTGGAATGCCTTAGTGGCCTCAAGCGCAGCACTGGCTAATTGCAACTGTGTTCCAGATGCGCCCCTGGCCTCCAGGTCATACAGCTTAATAGCCTCAGTCGTCCAGCCAAGCTGCTCAGATTGCCGCACTAAAGCATCGACACTATCCTGCACCGCCTTGGCCTCTGCCTGGGCTCGCTCAATCGCAGCCTTAGCCGCCGATGCTGCGGCGTTCGCAGCACTTTTCGCAGCAGCTTCACGTTCCTTTTGGGCCTTGCTCTGGGCTTGGAGAGCTTCATCTGTTTTATAGAGAGCTATCAGCTTCTCAGCCTCCCCCTCCTTCAATCCTTCGACCAAACCAGCCTCAACACGAGCCGCAAAACGCGCAGACTCAGTCTCCTTACCATGTAGCAAAATTCGCTCATTGATTTTTGCTGCCAAGTCCTCGTAAGTCTTGGAGGCCGCATCACCTACACGAGAAACATCCGTGGACGCAATAATTCCATTTAACAGCTCAATTTTCTTGCCGAGGCTTGCCACCGCCTGCTCAGCCGTATCCAATGCCCCTTTGGCAATGATTAAGGACTCGTTCCATTCTCGCGCCCTCTTGTCGTCTGGATAGTTCCTCAAAAGTCCCGTGTAATGCTGGACTGCAGTGCCAGCGTCAATGGCTTTGAGCTTTGCCTGGACGAGCTCCTCATTGATTTTCAGCAATGCTGCAGCTGCTTGGTTCTTTGTAAATCCATCGAACGATTGATTAAGGACATCTACCGAACTGCTCAGCTTGCTCGTTTCCTCATTTGAATCGCCTGCTGAAATCGCAAAGTACGCCAATGCAGAAGCAGCCAGGATTGCCAACCCAACAGGGCCACCCAACAATGCCATCGCGCCAGAGGCCGCCCGAGCAGCAACAGTCAACGTGCCAAGACCAGTTGCAGCGGTTGTCGAGGCCCCGGCCATTCGCGCCAATGCAGCCTGGTACTTAATGGCCTCTACAGTTCCTAACGCCATACTCGCTGTTGTTTTACCTACAGACACAACAAGACGCGTCGCAAGTACGGCGGCAACCAGTTTTACGCCATCTGCCACTAGCCCCCAGGGAATGGCTGTTAAAGCCTTAACCAAAATGGATACGCCGCTTGTGATGCCCGAAACCAGCGCCCCAAACGCAGCGGCCGCTTCAGGGCTTGAGAGTGAATTATTGAACTCTTCAACAGCCAATCTGGCGCTCTCAAGGCTACCTTCTTGTCCTGTCGCCAAGCCACCAATCGTATTTCGTACTGCTTCTATTGCCCCCCCAAAGGTCTCTCTCGCTGCCAGCGCTGCGCCGCCATATGACTCTTCTAGCGCGTCCAGAATAATGCCTTGGGCCTCAGCGGTCTTTCCTGTTGCCTCCAGCTGAACCATGAGCTTTTTTTGCTCATCGCTAAATCTAAAGCCCTGCCTGCTCAGT